TGACCCATGGCTTTCACCATGATCGTACCGTCTGGCCAGCCATAATAAATACCACGACTCGGCAGATGGCATTCTTCCCACGGAATGAGCTTTTCTTCAGGGGCCTGAAGAATACGTGTGAGCAATTCCTCATTGGTGGCACCCGGCCCAACTAGACCAGATAAATCACCAACAGCAGTGTAAATCTGGTTGATTTCTTCCTGAGTGGTAGAGTCCCCAGAAGAAGGCTTGGGCGATGGGGCAATCGGATCGAGATTAATTTCTTCTTCGTTGGCCATTTTGTTCGTCTTCCCATGCGGAATAGAATAGAAGTACCAGCGACTCTATATACATCGAAATCGCGAAGAAATGAAATTGCGTGTTAAACAAGATCAGGACGGTCTGGCTGTCCAACCTTTTCGCCAGTCAACCAAGAGGCACAATCATATGAAACAGTGACTTCGACGAGTTTCACATCACTGTTAGTATAGGTTAGATCACCACATCTAATTTGCGATGGCCAGCTACCATTCAATTTCCATCCATATGTTCTCTTACCAGTAGGCAAGAAGCATTCCAATTCAGTGGTTTGTTTATATTCTGTGGCTGGCTTTAATCCGTCCTTCGGCGTCCAAACAGATTCCCGCCAGCCTCTGATAATATCTATCAAGCCAACACTATCATACCATGTTAACTTGATATCTTCCCAAGTAATGCTCTTCGCATACTTGTATTCTAGACTTGATCCAACGTAATTCTCTTTGTTCGCGGTGAATGTCGGGGTTGTCGCTTCCTTTAATAGCACTAATGGCGGACTTTGTGCACCGATGCCGAAAATTGTTGGCAGAGACCACGTATATGTGTAATAATATTGAATTGTTGATGGAACTGGCTTGCCTAATGTTTGGACTTGAAATCCTGGCATATTACTGCTCTCTAGCTTTATAGCTTCGGCGCATTGAACTCTTTAGCTTTATTGTAACGTAGAGTTACTGTGATTTCTGCTATATTACTATCTGCATAGTCTAAATCAGAAGGAGAAACTTTCAGCGGCCAACATTCGTATAATTGATATTCCCAAATGCCTATACCGCTTCCATCGAGCATTTGTAGGTTGCCATATTTCAGATAGTCATCCAGTTCTCCATGTCTTGATTCAGTGAGGTTTATCATTGATCTAGCCCACCAGTCGTAAATTCGTCTGGCTGTTTCGTCTTCAGTCGGTGGGCCATCACCAGTTCCGGGAGCCTTTTCATAAAACGTGAAATCTATTGGATACCAGCGATTCTTCCCTGGCCGATATATTACATCTTGTCCATGATGAATTTCAATTTCTTCGATTTCTGGTGTCGGTCTCGTGCATTTATGAGCATAGAGCAATATACCGTTTTTTATGTCCCCAAATGGCTCGAGAAACTCTAATATCCATCGGTTCCGACGAGCATATTCCATGTTAGGATCAGGACCTTCATATACAGATTGACCCTTAAATCCTTCATTACATGGCTGCGTATTCGGAATTAAAAAGCCCGGCATAACATACCTACAAAAACGGGACCATTGATGCAATCGCAGGTCCCATTGAGAATCGTAACGTGTTATTAGGAAGCTTAGCTCCCTTGTGGGCAGTTCGGCGAAATCGGTTGCGGGCCTGGAGCCTGAAGGCACGTCCGGACCGCACGATCATATCGCATTGTGGTTTCGCAGGTCATCAGGTCCGTCGAAGTGTAATCGAGTTCCTGCCAGTTGATCGTTACTGGCCACGTACCAAACATTTGCCATTGTTCCGTGGTTTGTCCAGTACCGTCGAGCAGAATAAGCGAAGCGGTTCTCTTGTAGAATCGCGGGTGTGCTACCGCGATGCTTTGCATGTTCACCACGGTTTCTAACCAGTGGTAAATACCACGCGAAATATCGGGTGACTGTTCAACGTCGTACCACACCATGGTAACTGGGTCCCAGTTCTGCTTACCAGCAAACCATACCTGTTCTTGGTTATGGTGCATGTCCGTTTCTTCAAACTTGAAGCTTGGCCGGGACGCCGATTGTAGCACCAACAGTTCAGCTTGGGAGAAGGTGCTCGTACCGCGACCGAGGGTTTCGAAAACCCAACGGTGCTTACGCCGCACTTCAACCGTATTCGACGGTCCTTCGGCAGAATAACCACCGCCGAATGGTTGAACGTTAAATCCTGGCATCTTTTACTCCTACGTTCGATTTAGTCTTTCAATCGACCGTTAAATTATACGGCTGTTGCCGAAGTCACAATGCCGCCAGCAGCCAAGACCTCTTCAGCAGAGAAGCTCGCTCCTGTTCGGAGAACCACAAGGTTCAGCACGATAAATTCAACGGCTCGCGTTGGCTTCAGGAAGACCGAAACCCACAACTCGTTCCGGTCAATTCTTTCCGGCGTGTTGTTCGTTTCGTCCACGACGACATTGAAAGCCGTCAGACCACGACGAGCTTGGATGTCAGAAAGGAATGGGTCAACCGTCGCCTTGACCTGTCTCCAAAGAATTCTGTCGTTTGGCTCAAAGATGAAGTTTCTGAGCAAGCGAACCAAATTCTTCTTCACATAGATCAAGAGCATTCTGACGTTTACACGATTTAGAGCCGACTGAGATCTTTGGAGAGTTCTCTGACCCCAGACCGTGATTCCGTCTTGCGGGAACTTTACAATCGGGTTAACCGAATTGCCAGAACCGTATAGCAAGTCGCGTTCGCCCTGTGTCGGTGAGTATTCGACATCGAGTGCGGTGAGCAATCGACCACGGCGAAGACCGGCAGGAGCGAACCATTGCTCTGCTTCGCGAGCGGTTCGCGAGAAGACCGCCGAAATGTGTCCAGACGGCGGAATCCAAAGTTCATCGGCAGTGAACTGATCGAACACCCGAATCCAGCCCCAGTACAATGCACCGTAGCTGCTGTTGATCGCTGCTTGGAGATCAGAAAGGAGCATACCGTTGTGCCAATCGACAACTTGTTGCGGTCGGAGGCCGAACGGTGGGTCAACGATGTAAAGCACGTCACCACGGCTTTCGCACATTTGCAATGCCGTTCCGATGACAGCCCCAGTTGAGAATCCGGGTGTGAGCAACAGGTTGATATCCAGCGTTTCAGGATTCTGAAATGCGTAGATTCCAGAACTGATGGCGGGATTACCAATCACCGCAGCATCCAATTCGCTAGAAAATGCTGGATCGGTCGGAATACCGTTTTCCTGACCTTGGTATTCTTTCTCATTGAGTTGCGACGGCTGCCGCACTTCAAATGTTGAGAGATCATTGACGTTGTTGTTCAAGAACGCCGGACGTTCTTCCCAGTTCATGTAGGCGTTACCGTTGGTTCCGCCATATTCAGTTCCTGCATTGATGACGTTGGCGATGTACCGATCGATTCGTTTATCGAATGACAGGTCTTCAACAATATCAACAACTTGCTTGTTCGCGTCTTTGATGGTCAGCTTGTACCGACCAGCGGAGTCACCCAATCCTTCGGTGAACAGTTCCAAGGTGGCAGAGGCACCCTCGACCCATGTTCCGGGGCTAGGAGCGACCAGCCATCCTACGATATTCTGGAAGTAGGCTGTATCAGCCGCACAATCAGCACCAAATGGATCAGTTTCGCAGGACAATGGCGTTGCGGCGGTAACTTCGCCAGAATTTGGTAAGGTCAACCGATTGTCGTTGAAGCCACGGTAGGCCCGCTTGTACGGATATGGAATGTTCAATTCTTCCGCAAACCGCAATGTTTTGAGGTTAGAGAAGCTGGCCTGCATATGGAGTGTATCAAACTGATGCCCCGGTGATGTGACAATCACTACGTGGGTGTTGCCGCCCGGAACGGTCAATTCAAACGAATCCCAAATAACGTCGCCTGCGACGATACCAGCCAGATCAATGACATTCGCAATGGCAGCAGCAGTCTGGCCCAGACCAACAGGCACATTGAATTCGATGGTCTTTGTTGCGGATTGGCCAATAGCATTGATCTTGACGCGGTTATTTTGCGTGGTGATCGCATATAGGCCAGCATCGAGACCAAGCAAGTACGAGCGGGGAATATCCCATGCATATTGTTGACTTCCGACTTCCTGCGCCCACGCACTGGTAGTTATAATTTGAATGCGTTCGCCAGCGGTGGTCGTTCGCAATTGCGGGATAACGGTATCGCCGTCTTCCAGCGTGTATTCGACCATCAAGTAATCTTCACCACCAGCAACAATCACCGCATTGAACGCGGCAACAAAGTCGTCAACTGTGGTGTACGATGCAATCGGCATCTGGTAGACAGTCGCCGAACCACCTTCAACGGACACCGAGAACGAACGGTTATTTGGCTGCACCGTGAAAGTGAAGGTGTCGTTTTCGTCCAAAA